AGCTCCAGGAGCGACTAATGGAATTAGCGTAGTAAAAAGCGAACGCTTAAACCATTCTTCCAGATAAGCCATAATGAAAGTCCAAGTAGCAAAGCCCAAGGTATAGCGCGCCCATTCGTTCCAACCTCGAACTCCAATGCGGGAGTGAGGTTCCAACGTCTCAAGGTGCTCCAGACGGTCGAGGGGGGTCCAAAGTTGATGCAAATAACCCGAACCTCGTGAACTAAAGCCGGCATACTGGCCGCGTATCCAACTACGCCACCAGGCTCCGGCGGTAGTGTCCAAGACAATTGCCTCAGCCGCAGCTGTGCGCAAGCGAATCGTATCGTCGACCGCTCGCACATACTGCGACACCACAATGTCTGAAACCTCTAGTCTGGTATGTTCACGGAGGGCTTCCGAGCTCGCGACCGCGAACATACTCCTCAGGGCTGGATGTCGGTAACTGTTCGTCCTAAGCTCACGCGTCATGAGCGCAGCAACTCCACGCTCGCGGATCGCTGCAGTAATGTTTCTGACACGTGTTTCAGTCTTGACTTCCTCCTCTGTTTGTACTTTGACTTCTGCCGCCTGCGGTGCAAATCGTAAAATGTAAGACCGCAATGTTGGTACCAATGGGTACCACCGCACGTGCCTGTTTACTTCCCACACAGCAAACCTAAGCCAGCTTGGCATCCTATCACCGTATTCACTAAGGACGTAGTGTGTCCAACCACGTGAATAAACGTGAATTTCCATGCCGTACTCGCCTTGGGTATACTGGTAACCGTTCGGGGGAAACAGTGGTGCGGCACCCGGAGCGGGAGGAGCTCCGGGGTTTTGTGCCACATCGATAAGCCCGGGTGGAATTGCGGGCCCGTCGTGCGGCGGGGGGGGTTCAGGTACACCGGGTAGGACTCCGGGATTTGACGCAGAAGATTGTGCCTGAACCAAAGGGGAAGAGAGAAGCAGGACCGGCCGTGGTGCCGGCGGGTCAACCGCTAGGGAAGGAGCTGCCAATGAGGCAGGTGGGTTAGTTGAAGAGAGGACAGAAACTTTGGATTCCAACTCGTCCCCAAGCGCTATATTTCCGCGTGAAGCTTCATTCGCGACATGGGTTGAGTCGTGTGCGTATTTGTTCTCAATGCCAGAGGGCATGGGACACATCCTAGTGATGTGGCCATGTCCGTGGCAATTGGAGCAACGACACTCTAAGGTGAGGTGTGATCTACTACCACAAAGAGCACACGACTTGCGTGGAGTGGGTTTCCAGTTTCCAGAAAGGGGGTGGCTAAAACTAACAGATGATCGCATCGACGTCGCAGTGCGGTAATAATGGGCCAGCCCTAGCACCAATGGGGCATCCCATAGCAGGGGTCTCTGACGGGTAACCCCCTGACCAGTGTACGTCACCGGTCTCCCGGTCTGCCTACTACTGAGGTCCGGGCCAAAGGGTCCAGGGATGCCACTCCTAGACTTACCACGGCCTAATGCCCCTCAGGCAGATTACACATGATACACTCAATTCTTTCAGACCGCTCGCCGGGGCGTTCTGCCCCGTGTTAACCACTGTGATTTTTGACAGAAGACATTGGCACTGACACGGTGCCGCTACGCTTAAGCAGATAATGTCTAGAGGTGGGGCATAACTCCCACACTCCCTCCGTTTCGACACCAGCGCCACACTTAGAATCGGATGTATCCGACGATGGGTGTAGCCGCCGATGAAGCGGATCTGAGAGTAAAGTCCTCACAATGAGTTCTACTGGCCCTCCCGAACGCGGAAGAGTGTAACAATTCGTATTTGGTTTACGTTTTCCTTACGCCCATGGAATGCAGCCATGGGTCCACACCACCTGATGAGGGTGGCTTTACTGACTCCGGAGAGACAGACGAGACAAACTCCGGATGCGAGATGAGTTTGATACCATCTCTATATCCGAGTCGTCTGTCTTACTCTCGACGGGGTGGCCGGCCAGAGGATGCCGAACCCACGTGGGGTGGCAAAGGGTGCCTACTGGTGTGCCGGCCGGGGGGAGTGCTTGATAGCCGAATGAATTAATAGGCTTCTGTCTTGTGCCCTTAAACTCATAGCACACCTCGTAAAATACATGTCCGAAGGGTGTGCTGGCTGCACTACTAGTATTTGACGCATTCATTAACAAAACCCCACCAAAAGTTTGTGTTGTGAGTGTGGAGTTGACTGATGTCTGCGAGGACTCAACTAGTTTTGTCCTGAGCCAACCACGGCCGTCAGATGC